GGTTGTGCAGCGTATCGGCGCTCAGGCCGAGGTCTTGATGCCGCAAAGCAAGGGCGACTACAACGACCACGCCATTGAGGGTGAGTTGATGCCTGAGCTGAACAATGTGGAGGTGCCAGTCGAATACGACTGGAACAAAACGGAAAAGGGACGGCTTCTGAACACCAAAGACAATGTGCGCGGCGTCTTGACGGTGAACCAGATCGATGTGCGCTACAACGTGATCAAGAAGAATATGGAGATCATCATCCCACACACCGATTTCATTGCCGATATGCGCGACGAGTCTGCGCTGATTGAGATCGAGGATCGCTGCATCCAGATTGGTGTGCCGCACATGAAGGTGCGCGACTATCTCAAGCTCTTGGCGCGGGAGTACAACCCAGTGCGGGAGTGGATGGAGAGCAAGCCGTGGGACGGAACCAGCAGGCTGCAATCGTTTCTAAACACCATCACCAGCAGCAACGAACCACTCAAGGAGATGCTGATGACGAAGTGGCTGGTTTCCTGCGTAGCAGCGGTGTGTGAGCCAAATGGCGTGGCACTCGAAGGCATACTGGTGTTCCAAGGAGCGCAGGGACTGGGCAAGACGCTGTGGTTTAAGCGCCTATGCGACTACGAAAACGGCTGGTTGTTGGAGGGTGCAACACTGAACCCTAGTGACAAGGACAGTGTGAAGCAGGCAGTGAGCCACTGGATTGTGGAGCTGGGTGAGATTGAATCCACCTTCAAGAAGAGCGACATCGACCAGCTCAAGGCGTTTGTCACTAAGAAGAATGACGAGCTGCGCCTACCTTATGACCGCGCCAGCACAACCTACCAGCGCCGCACGGCCTTCTACGCCTCCGTCAATGCCCGTGAGTTTTTGACCGATACCAGCGGCAACCGACGCTTCTGGGTGGTTCCTGTCACGGCGATCAACGCAAACCACGGGATCGATATGCAACAGCTCTGGGCCGAGGTCAAAGAGACGCTGTATACGAACACCGACTGGTACTTAAACCATGAGCAGCGAGAGATGTTGCAGGACTCCAACGAATACTATCGCACCCAGTCTAGCGTCGAAGACCTGATCCTTGAGCACGTCCATTTCACCAGCAAGAACACCAGCCCAGTGCAGATGACAAAGCTGCTGAGAGACCTTGGAATAAGCCAGCCAAGGATGCCTGATATCAAGGATGCGAGCAGGGTATTAGCAGCCCACGGGCTGGAACCGCGCAAGAGTAACGGTAAAAAAGTGTACGACTTGGACTATACGAAGGTCGAGGTTGGCAATGCCGACAAGTTTAGTGGAGCTTGGTCGAAGGATTTCTAAGGGTATCTAAAAAGGTGCCCTTGGTGAAGTTGGTGTAAGTGATTGATTTGTATGTAGTTATTAACAGGGTAGGGTAGGGTACTACTATTTAATAATAATAATAATAATAGTATATAGCCTATAGGCAGTAGGGAATACGGGTATAGGTTTTTCAAAAAGTTTGAGGCGCTGTACCCTCACCCTCGTACCCTGATGAGCTTGGAGAGCGAGATGGATAAGTTTGAGTGGGACGATGACGCAAGCGAAGATCAGAACTTCAGAGAGTGGGCTATGATGAATGCAGATGAACGCGAGGGCGTAGGGCAAGCGCCTCTTTCTGAGGAAGAGGCGCGGGGGTTGTTTAACGAGCTGAAGGAGAGCGGATGGCTGACGATGTAAAACGCAAGCCGGGCAGACCGAGGAAAGAGCGCAAGCAGTTGGTGGAAACACCACAAGCTTTTCTAGCGGATGACGAGGCTGGCATCACAGACATGCAAGCGGCTTTCGTGTGGCATTACACGGAAGGCGCGTGTGGGCAGACGGAAGCAGCGCGAAGGGCGGGGTTCTCGTTTCCTGCGAGCGCAGCGACCAAGATGCTCAACGGCAATGACTTCCCGAAGGTCACGCGAGCGGTTCGGGTGAAGCAGGATGAGCTGCGAGAGAAGTATGCGATCACGCCACAGAAGACTGGATCGATGCTGTGGAAGATTGCTGAGACTTCATTCGAGACGGGAGCGTACAACGCTGCTGTGAGCGCAGTGAAGGAGTTGAACCAGCTCGCTGGCCTCACGATCCACCGCAGCCAGAACCTGAACATCAACGCAGACTTGCAGAAGATGACGAAGGAAGACATCAAGCACAGGCTCAACGAGCTGCTGGGCGTGGACGGGGAGATGAGCGACAAAGACCACTAACCTCGTCGGTTTGACGCATTGGCGGAATGAACATCGTTCTGGCCCCGCCTCCCGCCCAGCCCCTCAAAATCTCGGAAAAATGCCGATATTATGTTAAATTGGGGGAAACCCTAATGAAATCAATGCGTTACGCGCTGCGTCAGCGGCGCTTTGGCTGCGCCAAGATTGCGTGGCTCTGAGCAGGGCCGATACGGGCTGCGTCAGCCTCCGCCCTCGACTGGTTTATCGCGCACCTGACGGCCCACAGCGCCCTGTCAGACGATCCCGTGCTCGGCAGTAGGAACCCTATGGGGTCGGAAAAAGCCTGAGAGATCGACCTGTGGCGCGACCCCCGCACCCCCCTATATGGCGAGCGCGGCGAGCGCGATAGCTATAGCAAGGTTTGGCGCATTCAGTATCCAAAAATATGTATGCCGAATTCCTTGGGTTTGACCTTGCCTTCAAATACCCACATCATGCGCTCTAACCACATTTGGGCAGCTCCTGATGTATATGTCGCCTTTTCAAAATTCAAGATCCGCATTCCTTGGCTCACGTCGGCCAATGATGCAGCAACATATTTTCCGCCCCCAGCCTGCGTTCTTTCAACAGCAACCTCGAAACACGATGTCTCTAGGTGCTTCACCTCTTAATCCGCAACCCACACAATTCGGTCAGCTTAAAGGTAGCTCTGGGCCTACGCCCCCGTCTTTGGAAGAAGTGCTATCCCAGCGCGGCTTTGATGCGCCAGCAATGCAGACAGGCATGCAAGATCAAATGATGAGGATGTTCAAAGACCCAGTTACGGGCGAAAACAGAACTGGTGGCGCACATTCTGCAAACCACGCTGACGCCATGAGTAAATTTTACGGTCAAAACCCAGAAGCTCTGGAGCTTGCGAAGCAGTACAACACCGATCCCACTCAATTCGGTGGCAAACCGTCTCCTACGAGATCGCTACAGCAACCGATTCAACCACCGATTCGTCCATCCATACAGCAGACGATGCAAAGCCCCAATACCGAGCCAGAACAGGCGCTTCGTGATCAGCGCGGTGCTGAGATTCAAGAAATGCAATCGATGATGCGCGAGATGATGCAGATGATCTCTGCGCTGAGTAACCGAGGTGGTTTTGGCGGAGGATACGGAGGCGGCTTTGGTGGTTACTCTCCGCGCCAGCAGATGATGTTCGGCGGCATTGGCTCAATCCCTATGTCTAGGGGCATGTTTTATTAGATAGGAACCCTACCCACCCGATTTTTGCGGGATGAACAAAAATCTGGGGCTGAGTGAGCAGGGTTGGTCGCAGAGACCAAAGAAAAGGTAACCCCTACAAAATTTTATTTCTATTTTTTTTTCACATAAACTCCAGCGATGGCTGATTCAAGAATCAAAGGGGCTGCTTTCGAGCGAGATATCGTCAGGCGCATCAATGCGTTTGCCGATCAGCATACCCTTGGTTTCCAGTGCAAGCGTAATCTCGACCAATATCAAACCGCTGACCTGTGTGACATCCAGATCCCGCGCCACTCCATTGAGTGCAAGGCGTATAAGTCTGGCTGGTGGTATGCACCCGCGTGGTGGGAGCAGGTTTGTGCGGCTTGTGGCGACAACACGCCCGTTTTGATATACAAGTTCAACAACAAAGCGATCAGGGTATGCCTGCCGCTCTACGCAATTAACGAAAATATGGCGCGAGATAACTCTCGGACAGCGGTTATCACTCTTGACGAGTGGTTTGATCTGTTGAAAGAGAGCTTTGACGGCCAACGAGAGGCTGCGTGATGGCTGGCATGGACGATATTGACATTTTTGATGAGCCTGTAGGCCAAATGAACCGTCGCCAACAGCCCAAAGACGTGGCTCGCCCAACCCCAGCCCAGCTTGCGAACATCGGGGCTGCTTTTGCAGACCCTTTGGGCATGATTGACATCACGGGTGAGTACCCTGAGTTCCCCGCAGCGGGTGTTTCTACTGCTGAGATGGTTATGCAGGGGCCAAGATCGCCCAGTTTGATGGAAAATTTGCGCGAAGGTGACTATGGGGCAGCGGCGCTTCAAGGTGTGGGGGTAATTCCCGTCGTTGGAGGCGCTGCGAGGGCCATTCGAGGCGTTGCGAAGGGTGCAGACCGTCTTGCAAAGGCTCAAAAGGCTGGTTTTGACACTGAAACGGTGTATTACCACGGTGCAGATGCCGATATTACCGAGTTTCGTATGCCTAACCGTGAAACTGGTCAGACTAAGACGGTTGGCACGGGTGTTTTCATGTCTTCGTCGCCTGAAGTGGCTAGTTCTTATGCAAAATCCTTGGATGATGCAGCGGTTTACCCTGTTTACATCAACAAACAGGAGTTTTTGAAGGTTAGACCAGCGGAAAAAGGTAACTTTTGGAGCAGAATCCCTACTGATGGCCTTGTCGTGGAGTTTCCAGATGGTTCTACAAAGCCTGCTACGGATGTTTTCAAGTTAGAGCCGGGTGAGACTGATACTGACGAGCTTTCTCGGATCGCAAGGTCTCAAGGCCGTAAAGGTTTGATCGTTGAGAGCGTTGTGGACGCAGGAGTCGGTGGTGCTGGTGAGTATCGGTATGCCACGCAATATCTGAGGGACAAAGGCTATGACGTTTCTCTGCCAATCGGCACAACGAAAGAGTCTTTTGACAAAATGAATGCAGTGCCGCCTGAAATCATGAAGGAGGCGCGACTGTATGCCAAAGCGCAGCTTTACAGGCCAGCGGACGTGGTTGTTTCTTTCGTCCCCAAAAACATCCGCTCGGTGAACGCTGAGTTTGAAGACCTTGATTCGCCTGAATTGTTGAAGGCGGAGGGTGGGGCTATAGACATCAACGACATCGATATTTTTGCGAGATAGCTCATGGGTATAAAAAAAGCAATCATCAGGGCGCAGGTCAACGATCTTGGCTTGTACAGCAAAGCCGAAGATGTTGCCGAGAAGATGCGGCAAACGAAGGGCCGTGGTGATGATCTAAAACGATATTTCATGAAGCAGGGAGTGAAGGCCGAAGAGCTTGAAGCCCTTGGCTTGAACGACCTATTCCGCCAAGAAAGGGTCGCTCAGCAAGAAATTTTGGATCGTATCGACTCAAATCGCATTGAAATGGAAGAAAACGTCAGCACGGGGCCAGCGGAAGGTTCTTATGACTTTGAATACGACGAAGAAGACATCGGCATCGAAGAGGCGTATGGCTCCGATTACCAAAGGGAACGAGCGGAGGAGCTTCTTGATGACATGCTTGATGCTTTCCTGCGTACAGACAACATCGAAGACTACGCAAGAAGATACTCCAATGATCAAGACGAGTTTTTAGAACTTGTAGCTCGGATGGAGCGAGTTATTGATGGCGAAGCGGATTTTGACACGCTGCCTAGAGCAATCCGCAACGACTTGTTAGACGACGCAGAAAACGAAGCGATTATCGAATACGAGCAAAATCCGATCCGCAGAATCACAGTTCAAGTCACTGATGAAAACGCTGAGACAGAAAACATAGGCGACATGCCCGGCGCGGCTTTCAGCTATTCGCTCGTCGGCAATGAAGACTTGGGCTTTACCCTAGATGGACGAGAAATGAATAGTGTCCCAGACAACATTGTTCGACAGATAGATAACGCAAACATTTATGACCCCGACGAAGTGGTCGTGCAGCTTCGGGGTATCGCAGAGGAATACGGCGACATAGAGGGACTTGCTAAGGGCGAGACACGATGGGGCGAGTACACCCTAGACGGTGGCGAGAACTATCAAGAAGCGCGGCTTTCTTTGCCCAGCAAGGGCAAGGAAAGGTTCCGCGAGGGTGTTCACTTCCCTGATGACATCAACAACGTCTTCCACATTCGCACCAAAGACCGTAAAGGGCCGATGGGCGAAAAGATTTTGTATGTGGAAGAGGTACAGTCTGACTGGGCGCAGCAAGGTCGTAAGCAGGGCTTCAGAAGCCCAGAGGTTGAGAAACAGGCGCGAGAGGCCGCTAGGCAATTGTTAGATGAGACAGGCCCACTTCTGGACGAATTGACCCTGAACGACAATGTTCGTAACAGACCAGATGATGGGTTAGGTTTCGCGGCGACGTTGACGGAGCTTATAGAAGCCGCAAAGTATGCGCGACTAACTCAAATAAATTTAGGAGATTCCGATCTTGACCCTGCTGAAGTACAAGAGTTTCTACGCGGCAACTCCTTGGGCGCTGCTGGGAATATCAAAACTGCGCTGCAAGGCGCTGAACAAAGGGCAAGACAGGCGGCAAGCAACATACTCGATCAGGAATATCTCGACGGGTTTACGCAAGAGCAAAAGTTAGAGGCGCTTACTAATTTCATCATTCAGCGGAGGCACCCGGTAAACCTCCCCCAGATGGAACTAGACCTCATTAGGCGAAACATTCGGTCTGAAGTCGAGCAAACGCTGGAAGAAAAACCGGGTCGCGTTGAT